TTGACAGGAGAACTATCGGCTGCGTAGTAATCAGCCTCTGCAGTGTGTTGAACATCGCGCCACTCGTTAGAACCTTGGGCTTTTAGTTTAAACGTCACTGCACCAGATCTACCCACAGAGAACTTAGCCCTGGAGACAGTCAAAGCAGCGGTAAAATCAGTAGTGTTTTCATCCCTACGGAAATAGAACCTAGGTATAGTAGCTTCAAACTCATAAGGATAACCAACAACAATGCCGTCAGCATAGTTAGTAAAGTTACCTTTCACTTCGAAGTACCGATAATTGGTACCAATTTCTGTACGTTCGTAGGCAGTTACATAGTAACCAGCATCAGCTTCAAGCTCTGCATCTGTATCTTCATCAGCAGCCGGAACAGTAAGAAGCATCATTGCTTCCTGTTGTCGGAACGGTGTGAACGGTACATAGATTTTAGTGATGTCATTGGCAGAGTCATACACCACCGCATCCACGTCTACGTGAGGCTTGACGGGGCGTGTAGCCATGTCCAGGCATGAGTTACCCTGAATGTCGCTAGCGCCTGATACAACGTCTCCTGTGGGGATCTCATCAAGGGTGATTTGACCAATGGTGTACTCATCCTCATGCTGAGAAACAACAATAACAGAGTCATTAAGGATCTTAGCAGATTGGATAGTTCCAGGAAGCTGCCACTTAGTCCAAGCTTGGAATAGATCCTTCTCTCCGTTGTTGTAATAACGATAGAGATACAGGTATGAAGTGTCCCTGTCAACCAGCATAATCACTGAGTTCTGAGGACTGACAGTTAAGCTGTCCACAGTGTCAGGAATCCACTCAAGGACTACCTTACTGATGTCAACCACAATAGGGGGTTGCTCAACGTCACGCAGCTGCAGAGTAAACAGCTTGCTATAACCAGACACATTGCTGACGAATGCAGCGGTAGTACCAACGTCTACAGGTGAGATGTTAGTGTTTGTTTCATAGTTTGCAAGTGAACGCACCACAGTAGTGGTAGGAGTCAACGTACTGCCATCAGTGGTAAACACTTGGAACTGCTGACGCTCAGAGAACACCATCAAACCTTGAGGTGACGGGAGAACATCAGACAAAGTAACAGGTCTAACACTAGACACGTTCAGATCAATCGGATCTGAGTCAATTTGTGTAAGAGCTGACTTAACAAAAAAGTTATAGGGATCGTTAGCAACACTAAAGTTAATGTTGTCCGTGGAAAGGATTCCGAGTCGGTTATTATAAAAGAAAGTAGAAGTAATAGGATCCCCAATAAAAGCAGGTACAGGGCTAGTATCATCGTCTCCAGCGCCACGTGCGCTCCAATCAATAGGACCAAAGGTAAAGGTGGTAGCACCAGTGTTAGCCAATTCATGCGGCATGGTAGCAGCATCTAGACCAGCAGACACATCACGTGCTACGGTTTCCTGGAAGTAACCACGACCGCGCTGTTCGTTGTAAGCTACAAACTGGACGTAGTAATTATCATCTGCACCATCACTGTTTAGGATCTCAATACTGTGACCGTGGAAAGATTCTGTAGGAAGTTTAGTAACGTTGACTACATCATCTTGAAAAATTTCCAGAGCATCATTATTAACACCACCTTTACCAGAGATAGTGAAAGCCAAAGGAGTACCATCGTCAGTAAACGTCCCGTCAGCGTGTTCGTATCCAGTTAGGATTTGATTAGTAGTGGTATCGAAACGCTTGATCACTATGCTATTTGTATAGCCTTCGACACACCACGTTCCATTAAAATCAGCGTTGGAAGCAGCTTGTTGGGCTTGAAGAGTACTTACAATGTCGTCTACAAGATGGTGGTTATTATTGATGTTACCACTATCGTAAAGTAACATGTCGTCAAACGTAGTTTGAGACTGTGCAGTAGATGTAGATTGTACACCTTGAATGTCTACAAAGTACTCACTACCATCAGTAAGAGTAACCAGTTTAACAGTAGCTACGGAGTTAGCCACAAACGTACCAGCAGCCTGCATAGCAGTTGTCGTGGTACGATTAGTAATAATAGTAGTATCCTGAATGCTACGGAAATGGTAGTCATTCTGTTGGGTGCCAGTCAAATAACCGGTACCATTATTTGTAACAGTACACCAAGTACCGTCTGCTGCAGTCCAAATAAAAATGTCGTTACCTTTAACGGCACCGACGTATGAACCTGAAGCACCTCGTTCAATAAAGAACCAAGCAGCATCCTCTAACTCGGACTCAGTAAACACATCACCATTAGCCTTTTTCAAGACGCTGGTAAACTGCATACCGGGACGCTTCAGCAAACCGTAGGTGGGATCAGGATAACCATTGACACATTCTGTCAGTTGTCCTTCTAATTTTTTGTCATCATTTTGACGTGATACACCACCAAGAAAGTTTGGTGTGAGTTGAGTTACTGCTGGCATTAGCGATACAGTGTGTGATAAGGTTGATAGCTTTGATAGTAACTCCCTCCTTCAGGACTACCGAAGTAAGAGAAATCACCTTGGTTACATTCGTACTCAAGCGCCATAGAGCGTGCAAACGCTTCTTTCTGTTGCAGCATCTGATACTGGTTAGGATCACCAATAATGCGGCTAGATACAACACTAGCTGCACGTGCTACAATAAACGCTTGGACGGGTTCAGGGATGCTAGCCCAGTCCCATTCCCAAACAACATCTACATAGACAGTTTCATCTGTCCATTTAAAGGAGTGGGTATTACGGTTGTATAGCTTGCCGCCACGGTTTACGCTATCCCGACTCAGGTTCTGAGTTTTACCAGAACTGAGGTCCATTTGTAGGACGTTATTAGGGATCTGGATTTCCTCGTTAGAATCAGGTGTAATAGGGTAGCTATATTCTTTATTGAAAGTCCAGCCTTCTGCCTGTACTTCGCGGGACACTTCTCTCAGGGTGTTGAGTGCAATCGCAACGTCCGGGTTGGTTTGGTTTTCAACTCTACTTGTTACAATAGATTGAGTCATAGAACGCTGAGGAACTAACTGTGAGATGTTCACAGTGTACTCATACGTAACAGGGTCAGTGGATTGTTCGACACCAGCAGTAGCAATAGAAGTACCACTAGCAACACCAGTACCGCCAATGTAGGTACCGACGGGGATGTTAGCAGTTGTGGTAGTTAGGGTTGTACCTGCTGCAGCTGGATCATTAGTGTCGTCGATACGTCCACGGAAACGACTCACCTCATTGATAACAAGAGTCTCTTCAGTTGTCAACGTAGTAACAGGAGCCTGACCAACTGACGCCAGGATCTGATTAACAGCTTGTAGCTCAGTGTTGGAGCCAGTAGTAGGGAAAGGCATAATTGATAATAAGACTAATTCTCAATAAGGAATTAAAAAAAAGGAGCCCCCGAAGAGGCTCCCAAAAAAGGTATAAAACCTATCAAACGTTAGCAGGATAGGAAGTACCGAATGCAGCGTTACCGGAGGTAGCGCCAGCGAACAGTTCCACGCAGGCAGCGGGGTTCAGGAAGTCAGCGCCCATGGCGAGACGACCCAGGATCACGTCGCCCTGGTAGATCACGGAAACGTCGCCGCTGGTGACTTGCACCTGAGGAGCGATAGCTTCCACACAACCAGCAGCTTCGCGCTGGAAGATCAGACCGCAGCTGTTAGTGAAGTTGCTGGCAGCAGTGGTATCAGTGTCGGTACCGTCAACAGTGCCTTCACCGTAGTTGTTACCACCAGTGTCTTCGTTCTTAGCAGCCTCCATGTCAGCAGCCACGAAGTCACCAGTACGACCGGGATCGGAAGCACCAGAACCAGTAGCGTAGGACACACCGTACTTATTGAAGAACGGAATGTTCATGGACTTGTAGATCTTGATACCAGCGATGGAGATCACGCCTTTGCCACTTTGCAGCGAACCGCCTTGCTCATCGCGGTTAACCAGACCACCGTCACCAACTTTCTGGATCAGGCTGTAGTACTGGCGGGGGTTGAGGACCGCGACACGTCCGTCGTTACTGACGCCCTTTTCGTCCATTGCAGCAGCAGCGTTGAAGAAAGCGGTGATCAGATGATCAGCGTCGAAAGCGTCGGAAAGGTTCGAACCACCACCAACTTGGATCTGAGTACCGCCGGGCTCAACGTAGCCAGACTTGCTGATCGGAGAAGCTTGACGTGCACCTTTGGCGATAGCACGGAAGATCAGACGGTCATACTTTTCTGCGAGAGCATAACCAATCTTGCGAGAGATTTCGCTACGCAGATCGTAATGAGAAAGGACTTCATCCAATTCGTAGACGAAAGCCGAGGAGATCAGAAGATCATCACAGGTGATAGTCTTCTCAGCCACCGGGGGTGCCTTATCCTCGTTACCAAGAATGCTGTTACCAGGAGTATGGTACTCAGCTTTAGTGCGTCCCGTGTAGATGAATTGGAGACTCTTGCCACCCTTGAGGGTGCGCTTCATAACAAGATCGCGAGCGATCGTATTGTTCTGGAAGCCTTTGAACATCTCGCCGCTAAAAAGCTTGAGATACAGAGCACGGGCGTCACCCGTAGCATTAAGTTGACCACCACGGGTAAGCTGAGCTTGTGTCCCCGCAGCGTTAGTATAATCAGTTTGCTGTGAACCAGCCATTGTTCTAAAAAAGAAGAGAGTTTACAATTACTCTCTGAACGTTCAGAGTTATTCAGTTTTATTGTGGTCTATCCCACCGTCTAGACGGCGAAGGGTGTCTCCGTAGAGGCCAACGCCAAGAGGTAAGGGAGGGTTTGCACCTCCCAATGCCGCTTTAACGGACTACCGTTTTAGTGTAAGAAACGCCGCGATACTTGTAGGTGACTTGAACAGCCATGATAATCTCCAAGTGTTTGACCCCCGTTCCATGATCAAACTTCATGCGTCCCTTTGTGAGGGATGAACGGACGGGAGATTAGCCTACGGCAGGGGCGGATAGAGCCACCGGAGTTGCCTCAACAGAAGCAAGGTCCAGAGGGAAGTTGTGTGCGTTTCGTTCGTGCATGACTTCGAATCCAAGGTTGGCTTGGTTAAGAATGTCTGCCCAAGTACGAACAACACGTCCCTGACTATCAAGAAGGGACTGGTTAAAATTAAAGCCGTTAAGATTAAAAGCCATCGTGCTAACGCCAAGGGCAGCGAACCAAATACCAACAACAGGCCAAGCAGCCAGAAAAAAGTGTAGACTTCTGCTGTTGTTAAAACTCGCGTATTGGAAGATGAGTCGTCCGAAGTACCCATGAGCGGCTACGATGTT